GCGCATTAGTAGCAGCGTTGTAATTGGTGTCGCAGAAACCGCGTTCTACCTGACGCTGCGTATCGCAGCAGCAAGAAGCCATCTGCGTGCCCAGAGCAGTAAGGCCAGCAGTTACGCCGTTAAAGCCAGTGTTCATGTTCTGGTTTACGCCGTTGATAAGCTGTGCGTTCTGGTAGCCGAGCTGGCAAACCGAATTGTCCACGCCGTGGAAGCCGTTAGAAACCGCGCTGCCGAGCGTGTTGAAACCGGTAAGCATCCCGTTGTTCATGCTGTAAAAGCCGTTGCACAATCCGTCCTGAATGCCGAGAACGGAACGGGACAGGTTGTTGAAGTTGAACTCACTGCACAGATCGGAGCGAGTAACCGCGCCCTGATACCCTGCGCCGTTCGCACCGTTGCCGCCGTTGTTGCCCCAGCCCCAGCCGTTGCCGCCGAAAATCAGTGCAATAATCAGAAATGCGAAAATCCACGAGCCATCGCCGCCCCACATACCGGAGCCGTTGTTGCTACCGTTGCTGTCCTGACCCAGTGCATAGCCCAGAGCCATCGAATCGTCACTCATAGTGTAATTCTCCTTTTCAGTTATATTTGATCGGAACCGTACGCTTTCCGAACATGACAAATTCACGTCGGATTTTCATCAAGATTCCGTAACTGAAAAGGGAACCGTAAAAAATCGTCTGTTTTTTTACAGTTTCGTATTTACTTGATCTTCATGCCGAACTGCTGTGCAAACTGATCGAGGTCGATTCCTCGTTCCTTTGCAATGTTCATCGCCATCTGCCGCAGCGCGTCCGGGCTTTTGCCCTGCATGGATTTCATTAGGGTGCTCACCATGGGATTATTGCCGGTCATTTGGTTCAGCATCATCATGGGATTTCCGCCGTTCCTCATAAGCTGCAACACCTGCATCATCGGATTATTTACCATCGTTTGCACCTCCCAGTTGTTCACATAACTTGTTAAACCGTCGGATAAGCTCGTTGAATTCCGTTCTCGGAACATAATCTGACAAATCTATTTCCGCAGGTTTATTCGTTTCCGGCTCCTGTGCTCTGCGATACATCACAAAGTCAGCACAGCCGGTTTGCAAATTAAGCTGTTTGGTGTAAATCGCGCCGTGTGCCGTGTCCGGCATGATAGTAAGCGCACCGGAAAAGTCCGTCTGTACCGCACGCGCTTCCTCCACGCTTGCCACAGGTCGAACAATATGCTGTGGAGATTGCACCTGCTGTTGCATTGGTGTCTGCATTGGCTGTTGCGGGTACTGCTGTTGATACTGAGGCGTGTAGCCAGTGTAACCATAAGGATATGCCATTAACCCAGCACCTCCGTAACGTGTTCGCTGATGGATTTACTTACCGCCTCTTTGTAGGATATATACTCCTCTAAGCAATCTGTGTTGCCTGCGTTGCGGTAAACTGCTACAATGCGACGAGCGCACTCAGGGTCATACCCCATGCGTTCAAGTCTCTGTTCGTAACTCATGCGATCACTTCCTTATACTTTCAGTATAAGGTCTGCCGGGCGTGAAAACCTGTCACAAATCTGTCAACTTGCTGTCACAGCACGCGCAGCATTTTGCATTTGATGCTGTTCAACCGACGATGCACCGTGCTTTCGCTCATGTGCAGCGTCATGCAAATCTGAGTAATAGAGCGCGCCGATGTTCGCAGATCAAACACGGCGCGCTCTTCTGGTGTAAAATTGCACTCACGCCGGAAGTATTCCACCTCCGGCATTGTAAATTCCGTTAATTTCATGCGGTATCCCCTCGTTATGGTGTCACCGCATATCTTTCCCCTTGTATAAAAAAATCGGGTGCGACACACTTTCGCGCTTCGCACCCTATAAAAACACACCGTCCCACGTCCTCTACGTCTATACCCTATGTAGGTTCATAAGGCTTCGGGGAGCGCAGGAACAATGCGTTTTTTCAATTCTGATAGGATTATATCATCTTTTGCAACCGATGTAAATGTCGCTTACTTGAAACCTACTTGCAACTTACTTGAAACTTAGCCGTAAAGGTGTGCACGGTCGTTGATAACCAGCAGGCGCAGCAGGTCGGTCGTCAGTGCCAGCTTGCCCTTATCGTCACCCTGCAGGAAGCCCTTGTTTACGAGCTTCTGTACGGTGTATTTCGCCCACGCCGGGCATTCGGCAACGCTGTTGTATACTTTCTTTGCGCTTTCCGCTTTGCTGATCTCCTGCTTTGCGATTGTGCGGGTCTGTGCTTCCGTCATATCTTCAACCTCTTTCTCTGTCAGCATGGTTTTGAACTTCTCCCACAACTGAGGATTGCGAATCCACGGTTCGGGACAATTTTTCCTCGTCACATCATAGTGACGGCACACGCGCGACACCGGAACATGGTACTTTGCCATCAACTCACGGGTCAGCTTTGCGGCACGCTTCATTGTATCCTCAGGGATAACGTACACGCCGTTCCGCTTCACGCTGCACATTTCAATGCCGATGGAATTAGCGTTCCGGCAGTCATTGTAGTAGCTGCCGCCGCGTTCCCTGCCGCAATGCCATGCCGTGTCGCCGTCCTTTACGCTCTGCACGATTCTTTCCGTGTCTACGAAATAATGTGCGCTTGCGTTCAAACCGCCCTCACGCGCGAAATAATCCGCGTTATTCTGTGCTGTATCGCCATTGTTAGCGGTAAAATGCAGGCAAATCCAGTTAATTGCAAACTCTCTGCCCTTGCGGTAGTTTCGTTCATTACACTGCTTAAATGGAATACTCATTTACTCACCCTTCTTTTTCGGTGCGGTGTAGGTCAGCGCCGTTTTGGAATCCGTAATACCCGCCGTGGTCGGGTCAATGAACACGCTCAGCACCGCAAGGCACATCGTGCAGAGCTGCACCGGATTAGACAGCACCGAAACAATACCGTCCCACACAGCCGCCCAGCTCGTAAACGTCTGCGGGTCAACACCAATGGCCGTGATTGCCACGCTGACAATACCAACCCAAAACCACGGGTTCTTCATTCGTACAGGGATATTTACCTTCATACTATCACCTCGCAATATGGTCTATAGCAATTCCTTCTAAGAACTGCTCGTACTCCTTGGTTGTTTTTTCAATGGCCGCAAGTCCTGCTTCTACCTCACCGTTGCAGTGACCGCGCTTTAATGCCATTGCTACACCAACGGTAAGCTGACAGTTTGCGTTAATCATTGCAAGCTGTAAGCGTCCCTCTTTGGCTCGTTGTTCCGCCCTCCGGTTTACCCGCTCCGATTCTTCTTTTGCTCTCTTATCACGCTTGCCGGACTGCGCCGCCATAGCGGCGCAGATAATTCCGACAGCACCCGTGATAATGGTGCAGATAACCTCCGTCGGCATAGTTAAATACCCACAATAGCAGAGGTGTTATATTCGTACATAGTTTGTTCCTTTCCGGGCATTTGCCCTATCAAAGTGTACATTTTTCTTTTATTTTGAGCACTTTACCGCAATTCTGAGCATTTAGTCGAAGATATCGTGCAAACGATCTTCAACCCATACCGCAACCGCCGACAGTGCCGCCCACGCCAGCGTAAACTGCGGGCACACCTGCCCCATGATATTTCCGGGTACGCCAGAGTAGTCCCATACGTTTAGGCCAAGCCAGACGTTGAGCACCATACCTGCCAGCAGCTCCAGCACAGTGCATATCACAGCACCCTGTGCCATTTGCAAGATAATCGGAGGGTGCTGCTGAACCTCGTCCAGCAGTCCCACCAATACAAAGCACACGCCGCCGAGGATACCCATAGACCAGTGCGTGTAGCCGCGCCATGCGATCTCAATCGCCATGTACATCACGCCGCCGATCACCGCGAACAGCAGGTGATCAAGTACCGACTTAGGTGTAATTCCACGCAACGGCAAGCACCTCCTCTGCCGTTTTGGCCTTGCGGAGATCGACTTCTGCCGCCTGCTGAATGCTTACGCGCGGCTCAACGTAGGCTGCAATCGCCAGTGCCAGCGCACACAGGTCTGCATACTGCCAGACCGTACACTCATCGCCGGTCGAGTTCCATCGCAGCTCACGTTCCACGCCCGCAGACTGCGCAACCTGCTGCACCGCCAGCGCCGATGTAAGCTGTGCCTGCTTTTCCGACGTTACAGCATACTTCTTACCATCCGTCCATGTCAGCGGATTTTCGGACAGCCATGCAGCGAGATCAGTCTTGCTGTCTGCGATACGACGCTCACGCAGATCATCGACAGAGGTCAGCGGTGTGCCGTATTCCTCGCCGACGGCCTGTAAAAGCAGTGCGTCAGCCTGTGCGGTCACGCGCTCCTGCAAATCAGCACCATTGGCAACCTCGGTGACATACTCGTCATACACCCAGCCATGCTCGTCCTGCTTGGCGTTCAGACAGATTCGCACCCACGCCCTGCCGGGCTTGTTTGGCATACTGCCTGCCGCAACCTCAGGCGGTTTGACATCTCCGTGCACTCTCAATTCGTACCACTCCTTTCAAATTTTGCACGCCCACTGGACGTACATATTTAACCATTATCGTTTTGCTGGCACACCATTTCAGCCGCCCAAGCCGACTAAGCAGTGCTTGTGCCATCTTTACCGACACGCGCTCCGCGACGTGCAGACAGTCCCTTATTCACTTAAAGTTTACACTTTGAAACATGCCGGGGGTTGCGACCCCCGGACCCCCGGAGGGGATTGCGAGGCTACGCCTCGCACAGGAGACGCGCGGAGACGTTCGAGTACGAATCCGAAGAGGTGCCGTCCGCAAAGAAGCACAACAGACCCGCATTCGAGCCATCGCCCCAATTGCCACCAACATACAGCACGCGCCAGTCAGACGAGGAATAAACGCAGTCCGGGACGTAGGTTGTTCCCGAGCCACCAGACGTTTTCGGAATCAGTAAACCATTGTCGGTAACAGTCAAATCCTTAATCCAACCAGAGCCGGAAAGCGTGCCAATATTGGTGTAGCCGCTCGAGGTATTGTCCGCGTACTCACTTGGGTCAGTACAGTAATACGCCGTTGTACCATTGGCGTTAAAGCCGTCAATAAACTGGTATACATTGCCCCACAGGTTTTCGATCCAACGGTACTGCACTGCGGTTTTACCGTCTGTGCCGCTCGCGCGTCCCGTGTGATAGGTCATGCTGTCTGTGCCGCCAGAATTGATTGAATAGGAATTATTAGTGCATCCTTGTCCAATCTTACTCTGACAGTTCCAATCCGCAAATTCGACGATATACAAAAAGATAATCGCACAATACGTTGCGAAATCGTACAAATGGAACTTTTGTCCAATGCTTTTAGCTTTGTTTCTTGCCGTATCGCGAGTTATAGAGACAACAGGCTCTCCGACGCTGATGCTGTACCCTCCACGGGTCATGTGATACTTACCGATATATTTATTTGAACCAGGATGCTTTGTAAATCCACTTTTCGGCTTGTCCGAAACGTAGAAATACTGCTTTGTGCCGTTACGTTTCGCCGCAATATAGAACTCCGGAATAAACACCATGGTAAAGTTATTAGAACGTGAGAACCCGCTGTCACCTTTCCATGCTGTCACAGCGCCTGCATTGTTCAGATTGCACTCTTTCATGCCGCTCCATGGCATAAAGCTGTCAAACAAGCTGCTTCCAGAGCCAGTTCCGACAGCTGGAATTGGCTCAGTCGTCACCGACCGCGTAACCAATCCGTAAGGGTCGGTGCTCGGAGTTAAGCGCGTCAATGCGGTGCTGCTGTTGCTCGTATCCCACATCACACCGAACACGTTAGCATAACTCAGCGTCAGCGACTTACTCTGACCGCTGGCGGTAATGCTTACCGTGCCCTCTGCTGTCTGATCACCCTTGATAGCCTTAATTGTCCAAGTACCCGCCTTACCGACGGTAAACACAGCCGTACCATTGCTTGTCTTGGTCAATACCGTACTGCCGAGCGTAGCCGTTACCGTTGAACCACTATCTACGGTTACGGTAATCGTACTCTGGAATTTCTCAAGCGTTACTGCAAGCGCCGTGTAATACGCCTTGGTCGTCACCTCGGCGGTGTAGGTCACGCCGTCCAGCACGCACGACAGCGTGTAGGTGGTATTGATACCGAGTACGCTTACAGTTGCCGTCTTGCTGCTGTCCACTGTGCCGGTGTAGGTTTCACCGCCGCCCTTGAGCGTCCATGCCTGACCGACAAAATCAGCCGCAAACGTGATGGTGATGATTGAACCACCGCCAGAACTCGGAGCATTTACAGCGCCAAGTACATTGTCTTCTGTAAAACCTGCATACTGCCCTTTCTTGCCCTTGATTTTATCTTGCTTGTTATCCCATGTTCCCGACTTTTCAATTACTTTACCGACCGCAGAATCAATCTGTGCGCCGGTATGAGAGGAATTATAAGCCATGCCATCACTCCTTCATGCAAAGAAATTCGTTTCCGTCCGCGTCGAGCATGGTTTCGTTGCTGTCAGACGGGATAAAGCCCCAGTTGTCGTTCCAACTGCCATCCATACCCTGCGCGTAGAGGGAAATGCGATATTCGCCATCGCCAGAGAGTAGGAAATCATCGTAGACCTCGAACTGACGTTGTGTTGCGGCAGGGGTCTGAGAGAAGGACGCAATGAGCGTCCCTCTCCCTCTGCCCCATTCCTCGCCGGACATCGTAGCGCGACATTCAAATGCCTTGTACGGAATGTCCGACTGAAATGCAACAATCACCTTGTCGAAGCCAGAAACCGCCGAAATCCTCTCTCCCGTGATGGAAAAAGTCAGATTCGGAGCTGCCATTTACGCCACGCTCCAAGTACCGGCGGCGTTCTTTACGAACACCTTGACGATCTTCACGCCGTCGCCAGCGGATGCAGTTTCGAGGTCTGCGCCGTTGATAGTGACATTGATTGCAGTGTCGGCCTTGTAGCCACCTGCAGTACCGCTGGTGTTGGTAGAACCGGCAGTAACCGGAATCTGCGTACCGGCATTTTCAAGGCTGGATTCGCTCGGAACAACCTTAATCTTGTATTCCTCGAAGTCCGCGTTTGCAGAGAACGAGAACGCAGATACGTTGAAGGTTGCCACCTTAGAAATCTTGCTCTTGTCCGGGCCGGTAATCGTAACAACCGGAACAGCGGTATCGAGCGTGATCTTCGCGGTAACAGTTGCGGTTTCGTTGCCTACGTCGTCTCGTACCTTAATAGATACGGTTTTCTGGCCGTCGCCAGTGGTCAGCGTGATCGCCTTAGACTTTACAAACGTTGCCCATGCCGCTTCGGCTTCCGTTGCTGCACCCGCTACGCCCCAAATCTTCATCTGATAGCCGGTCGTTGCGCTGTCGGTCAGACCAATCGTTGCCGTTACTGCCGTGCTGGTTGCATAAGCAGCACCGTTGTTCAGCTTGAGGGTAAGACCGGCAGGCGCGGTCGTATCCAACGTTAAATTAAAGAAAGATGCCATGTTTTACACTCCTTTTGTGTTTAATTCAAGGTAAAGGTAGGAACTCTTGCGGCGATAGAGCAATTCATCGCCCAAATACGCCTCGTAAATTCCCATCTTTCCTAAGAAATACGCGATAATGCTTTTGTCTCCGATATACATTCCGTCACCCCGTTATCAGATAAAGCACAGTTTCATCGTGCTTTTCGATTGCGTCATACTCTGCACGGGTCAAGACGCGAATAGCGGAAACATCATTCGAAAACACGTTGCCATGCCCACCGCCCGATGCGGGTACACCGGTATCTTCTTCGCCAATCCACCAGTTACCGTTGTCTCCGATGAACGGAGTTAAGCCCTTCGCGCTTACGCCCGTGTCCTTGCCCGCAATTACCCAGTTGCCGTTATCGCCAATGGTCGGGTAAGTGTTGGCAAGCGCTTGCATTCGCTTTTCAAGTTCGGTAAACGCTGTCGGAATTTCCGGCCAGTGTGCGTCACCGCTCATCGTAGGCGGGATGTATACATGGATGCTGTTTGTGCTGCGCGTTTTCTCGCCTTGCGTGCCGTGTAGCTCAAAAGCATATTCACCTGCAATGGGAAGGTTCTGCGCAGTCAGCAACACCGAGATTCCGGTTTCGTCCTGCTGCATCGGCAGGATATCCATGTTTACGCCCGCTGACACATACATTTCCCACGTCCAGTCAGGTGGGAGATCACCTGTAACTGTGATGGAGCGCGTCAGATTATCATGCTGGCGGGCAATTACTTCACAATCTGCGGTAAGCTCCCAATCGTTGAAAAGAATCATGTTCCGCCACCCTCCAATGCCGCGACACGCGCAGTCAGTGCGTCTAATGCCGCTTTAAGTGCATCGTTTCCGGCTGAGGTGTCGTTTACTTTATCGACTGCATTATCAATGTCCTCACCGCTGTATCGGCTTGTGTAGTAAGTATCAGCCATTAAACAACCAACCTCCTTCCGTATTTGTCTGAAATGATTTTGCCGTTCTTGTCATGGACTGCACCGGAATCAGAAAGTGCTTTAGGCAGGCGATAATAAATAAGAACGCAACCCGGTGCACCGTCAGTCCCGCTTGTTCCTGCTCCGCCTGCTCCTCCAGATTCTGATGAATAAGTTGCGTTGAGCGTTACAGCGCCTACACCGCCGCCGCCACCGCCACCGTGTCCGCCGTGTCCACCAGCGCCGTATATAGTCGGTGCTATAATTGCATCTGGAGTTCCACCGTTTCCTCCTGTATAGCCATGAATTGTTCGCAGGCCGCCACTGTTCATAATGGCATTTCCGCCATCCGAACCATTTATGCCATACGCAGCGCCACCACCGCCACCGCCAGAACCGCCTACAACGGTTCCATCTCTTTTGGTTCCACGAACGCCAGTTCCACCCTTTCCTCCGAGATATGTTAAAACATCGCCTCCCGAATTGCCGCTCACCTTTTCGTCGGTGCTTGGAGCACCTCCATCACCGCCATCTGCGCCTGTGATTCCATCGGTTCCCCATACACCATACGTTATTCCCATTGTCGGTTCAAAAAATCCCTCAGAAGATGATGCGCCATCTTGCGATGTATATCCCGCGAAAGAAGTGTCCGTGCCAGCTGTTCCTGCATTCACAGTATCAGAGGAATATTCTCCGCCTACTCCTTTAACGCCGATTTTTGCATTGAATTGATCGTTTGGAGTTACTTTCAGTTCGATAGTATAAATTTTTCCGCCCTTGCCTGCGGTTCCTCCTTTTCCTCCTTTTCCTCCTTTTCCGGGGCGTATTCCGTGGGTATTGGTAGCTTCATCTGTACTTTCGCCGTTTTCACCGCGTTCGCCTGAATCGCCGCCTGCACCGCCGCCAATCAGAACAATACGGACACTTGTAACTCCATCCGGCACAGTCCACGTCCCGTCTTTGGTCAGAACCTCAACCGTATCGTAATACTCCTGTTCGCCGATATCCTGCGGCTTATAGCCGACCAGCACGCTTTCTTGCGCTGCCAGTCTACCGGACACGGTAACGTCTGCACTTTCAATACATCCGCTTACTTCACCGCCGTAAGGGTGCGTAATCTGCACTACATCGCCGGGAATTTCGCGCTTGATGGCGATTTTGTTGTTGATGCGCTCATTGTGGCTGTAATATTCGGCAAGGCGTTCCGCAACAGCGTTTGCGTTTACCAGAGATACAAGCGTTGCGTTCTCAACCTTTACCGTGTTGTCAGACTGTTTAACCAGACTGCGGCTGCGGGTGTTTGTCGGGGTGATAATCTGTCGCGTAACGTGAGTGTACTTCTTGCCATTCAGCACGCCGGAACCGGCGGTAACGATAGCATAGTTTGCGCCGCTTTCTGTGATTTCAAAGCCTGTGGCTTCGAGATCATAGCACGGGTCTTCAAACGTGATCTTATCGCCCGCTGAGGTAGTGCCGTTGAACAGTTCCGTAACTTCCGTTGTGCTCTGCGAATAGGCGTGCTCAGTAACGATAACCTCCGTAACCGGAGTTGCATATTCTACCGAGCCGCCCGCATACATTTCACTTGCAGTGATTTCGCTGGACTGTCCGTCCCACAAACCCTCAATGCGGATTGCACCGTTATAGTCCACTTTAAGCGTTGCACCGATAGCAAACAGCACTTGCGCAAGGTTTTCGCGCCGCGTTGCAATAGGAAGCCAACCGTACAGCTTGATGTTGGCAATGTTGGACTTCACATAACAGGTCAGCGGCTTGCAAATGTCCGTACACACTTCGCGCACAGTTTCGCCGGTATAAATACCGCCATCGTGGTAGGTTTCATCCAGCAAGCCAACGGTCGAGGTGCAAGTAAAGTGGTAAGTGTTGATAGAGGTGCGTGAGATTGTCTGCACATAAAAAATCCCCATCTGATTTCCGTCATGGTAGAAAGTCAGTGGGGTGTTACGGATAAACTCCGTTAAACTGGTATCATCCGACTGCACATCAAAGGAAAACGTGTCGATTTCCAGCGAGGCACTGTTCAGCGGACGCGCATAGTACGCATTTCCGCTGATTACATCGTGTGCATCGAACGTGCGGTCAAGATATGTGATTGTATTGGTTCCCATGTGTCACGTCCTTTGCGGTGCCATTGCGATAAACTGAACGGAAAGTCCCGTCCAGTATGCTTCTCCGGGTTTCTTGCGAATGAGGTTATCTTGTCCAGCAGTAACATATGCGTTAAACGTAAGCGTGCTCTGTGCATACGGAACAACAATTCTGTGACTGTCCTGCGGTGCACTCAGAACCTCGTACAGCGCATCGTAGTCGCCGTACTTGCCAACTGCGGGAAGAATCGTAATCTCGTAGTTGTAAAACGTACCGATAATGTCTCGAATCATTGCGCCGCTGAGCGTTCGCTCTGCGTTCTCGCCGTCAAGCACCTGAAATTTACGGGTAAGGCTTGTAACAATGACGTTGTACTTCTTGCCGTCTACGGTAAGTTCCATTTATGCACCTCCTGTTACAAGGCTCACGCCGCGCCGCCGCGTTTCGCCGCTGTTGTATGGGCCGGTAATGCGTGCAAACTTCGCGCCGTCGATGTAAAGCTCGATAGGCTGACTACTGTTGCCGGTGGCGCCGCGTGCGTCCAGTGCCGCGTTAAACGCATCAATCATGGTGGACAGTGGGGTTTCCACGTTCACGCCGCTTTTCTGATCGCCCAGCAGAGCGAGAAATTCACTGTTCGGACTGATAACCGCGCCGTTTGCAAGGGCGGGGATATCAAGTGCATACGCAGCAGTAGGAGAATCCAGCGAAAATGCGCTTAATCCGCCACCCAATGCGCCAACAAGCGACGAAATACCACTTCCAATGCCACTTCCGATTTTGCCAATCAGATTAAGGACAAAGGAAATAGCGTCGCCCAGTTTCGTAATGGTATCCGTCAGTCCCTTGATAATAGAAATAACAGAAAAACCGATGAACTGAACGATAGGTTTGATAATGCTCCAAATCGTTTGCAGAATCGGAGCCAGCGCAGATACTACCTTATATACTGCCTGCAACGCCGCCGCAAGAAGATTGAGGATTGCCGGAACAGCTTCTTCGATAGTCCAGCTCGCAAGTGGAAGTAAAACGTTCTCCCATGCCCACGCAAGGCCGTTCATAATCAGGTCTACAACCGGTTCGAGCGCTGCCATGAAATTGTTAAATGCCGTGACAAGAGGTTCAAAATTCAAACCGCTTGCCCAATCTGCCGTTGCCTGTGACATTTTATCGATTCCGGCTAATACATCATCAATGATTTTGAGGATGCTCTCCCAAACAGCTACGCCATTCCCGTTGTATTCCCACGCAGATTGCAGGTTTTCAGCCAGTGATTTTATCGTATTCTCAATATTCGTGATGATGGAAAGAATATTCGAGAAGATACTTTCGCCTAATCCTGCGTCAGACCACGCCGCAATAAACGCTTGACCGATAGAATTAACGAGGTTTACAACCGCCGTAATCATTTGTATCAAGGTGTTTATCATCGTTTGTCCAGCATTACCATCGTTCCACGCAGCTAAAAACGCTTGACCGATTGCGCTAATTGCCTGAACCACCGTAGTAATGAGAGTCATAATGCTTTGCAGCATGATTTGTCCCGCGTTACCATCGTTCCATGCCGCAATGAACGCCTGACCAATAGATGTGATAATCTGAATGATCGTGTTCAGCAAGTTCATGATTGATTGCAGCATCTGTTCGCCCGTGTTGTTCGTGTTCCACGCATTGGTAAATGCCGTTGCAATGGCGGTAATCAGATCGAAGATAGTTTGCAGCAGCAGTTGAATGTTGTTAAGCGTTTCAAGTCCGGTTCCGTTCGTCCAGATTGCCATAAACGACTGACCGATAGCGGAAACCATGTCTTTCAGCGCAGAAAGAGCGTTCTTTGCGCTTTCAATAGTCTGCTGTCCGTACTGCGCCCACGAATCCTGAAATACTTTCCAGAAGTCAGTGAGCCATTGCGGTGTCTGATTTTTTACTGCGGAATAATCCGTATCAAACTTAGGTGCGCTCGGGTCGGTCGTGTTATTGCTGTTATTGGTTAATTTCTGGACTGTATCGAACGATGCAAGAGCCTTTTCAGCTTTCTTCGCAGACGATGCCGTGGAATCCAGTGCATCCGTTTGCTTGTTCAGTTCCTTTGCATTTTCCTGTGCCTGCTGTGCGGTCGTACCGAACACAGACGCGATAAACTGCGCCATCTGTGCCGTTACCTGTGCAAGAGCCTGCATCAGCTTATTCAGCCATGGGATGATAGATTCATAGATAGGCTGAAACGCCGTCAGCAGGTTGCTTTTCACCTGCCCGAACGACTTTGCAAACGTTTGGTTCGCAAGCAGAGCCTTGCCCAAACGGTCAGCCATTGCCGTAAGCGCTTTGGAAATCAAGTTGAAGAACAACGCGCCCGCAACGATAGATCGCAGACGCACACCGAACGACTGCACACCGCCCGTTGCTTTCTTCATGGACTTTTGACTGGAACGTCCGAAATTGGCGAATTTGGCTTTGAGCTTGTCAATCGCTGCGCCCAATTTGCCACCGAGAAAATTTTGCAGACTTCCGACAGACGTTTTCAAGCCAGCGCCTAAACTCGCAATAACTCGTTTCAGTTTAGCCATTTTGGAATTTGTCTGACTTACGAAGTCATTCATTTCCGATTTGGACTGTTTCAGCCCGGCCTTCATGTTCTCTAACTGCGTGGTCTCATTGGCAAGGTTTTGCCGCACATTCCGACCGGCGCTGCTCATCGTGGACGATTGCTTGATCTCAGCAAGCTGTTGTTTCAGTTGTGCTGCTTTATCATCTGCGTTTCGCAGAGCTTCGCCCAATTTATCCGATTCAGCAACAAGCGAATTCAGCTTTTGCGCCGATTCCGAGAATTCCTCCTGTGGGATTGCGCCCGTTGCCGCCTGTTTCAGTTTGGTGTTGTAATCGCTCTGAGCCTTTTCAATCTCAGCGTTTACTTCATCCAACCGAGCAGCCAGACGTGCGGCTTCTTTCTCCGTTGCTGCAAGGTCGGCTTGCATTTTAATGCCCTTCGTTCCGCCAGCGGCTACCTTGTTCCACTGTTCAGCAAGTTTATGTACCTTTGCGGCTTGTTTATCTACGGCGGCTGATTGCTTTTCAATGTCTTTCGTCATTTGTGCAATCTGCTTTTTCGCTTGTTCGTCGCTTACAGTAGCGTCGATTCTGATAGAGCCATCCGCCATTTATTCACCGCCTTTCTAATTGATCTGCGCCCAGAAAGCATCAATAGCTTCCTTTTCCTCCTCGGAAAGTGCGGGTGCAGGGGTTAAATTACGTTTGAGACGTTCGTATTCCTGTTTCTGTTTTCCCTTCATTTTGCTTGTGTCCGTGCCTCTGATTTGCAGGGCATGAGACATTGCAGAATCTTCGTTGAGGCTTTCCATCATTGCCATAAACTCAAACCAGTGCAGATTGACCTTGTGCAGTTCAATGCCGAACGTCTGCCGGAACGATGCGTACAACCGCGCAGAGTCGAAATCGAACCACATCATGCGTTTACCGCCGGGTTCAATTTCTCTATCGTCGCCGCAGCGAACAAACCACTGTAAACCTTCCAGTGCAATGTCAATGGGTGGCATCCCTGCTCCGTAAAGCAAGGATAATGCCACCCATACACGGTCATTATCGCTTAAATTCGGGTCGTCCAGTGCAAGGGAAATCTGAATGCCGATTCTGTAATCCGTGCGAATCAGATACCCCTTGTAAGAGCTTGGCAGGCGGTCGAGCAGCATGTTAAACACTGCCGACACGCTCCGCGCTGTACTTGCTCATGTTTGCTGCACGCTTCTCAACGTGGCTGTCAATGATGGGGGTAAGCTGTGCGAAGAAATCAAGGAACTGGTCGGAGGACGGAAGAACCGCGCCAAACACCTTCGCGCAAGTATTTTCGCCAATCAGCGCGTCGATTTTGTCCCTAACGTCTTTGTCAAACGCTACGATATCGTCCAGAGTGTCCAGAACGTCGCCTTTCTTCTCAGAAATAGCCGTTGCCTTGTCTTTGATTTCATTCAGCAGGTCGAAAAAGCCTTTGACAAAGCTATCATCAGACAGCGGAAGGGAGATCGTCTCTCCCTTGTCGTTGACTTCAATAACCTTTACGCCGCTGTTTACGCGGATACTATCCATTCCTCGTTACCTCCTTATACGGATACGTTCGCAGTGAATACCGGTGCGCCACCGGTGATCTTAACAGTGCCCGGAATCGGGTCGCCTACATAGTTCAGCGTATATTCCAGCGTCGGAGATTCGCCGCCCGCGCCGCCGTAGGTATCAACCTGTACAGATACTTCCTGTACTTCTGCAACGTAGGTTGCAGTGTCGCTGTCACTGGTAGCATTCCACATGTCCACGTTCAGCAGCCATGCGTGAGAATCTGCCAGAGTAGCACGAGCGCGACGCTTCTTGTCGATAAACTCAAACACACCGTCGCCCTTGGTGCACTGCTGAGAAACGCTCATGGTCGGCTGATAGCCGGTAATCTCAGTAGTTGCAGAATCAGAGATAATATCCTGCTCGGTCTCAGTCTGTGCACCGTAGTCCGTAGATGCTTCGGTTACATTCTTGCCGATTCGTGCCCACTTTGCATCCGAATACTCGCCCATCTTGTCGGACGTATCCAGAAAGTGTGCAATCAGAGGACGTTTAATCTTTTCAGTTGCCATTTTTACACCTCAACTTCATAGTTAATGGTTAAGAGGATTTGGTAATCCTCGGTTAAATCTTCGTATCGAGCGATAAGCCCCGCAGGGGTCGTTCGCTCAACAGATGTGACGGTCATTCCCTCGCCGAGATCAGGCGGGTTTTCTTCCGCCCATGCTCCCAGCTCATTCAGCAAGGATTCAACGTCGAGACGTTCCTCGCTGTCGGTCGGCAGGGCGCGATACATCACGCCGAACGGGTACTGTGCAGCATATCCGCCGTCAATGTACTGTGCGGTTTTATACGCGCTCTGTACACTGGTAAGCATCATGCCTGACCGTTCCGGCGGGAGATATTCAAACTCGATTTCGGGAGCATAGCCTTTCAGCCACAAAAGAACAGCCCGTGAAACACCGTCTTGTTCACGAGCTGTTACCGTGTTCAATTTCTCACTCATCGGTCAAAATCTTGCGCACTCCTTCCATCCAACGCGTTTCATTCAACGCCTTGCTTGCCTCGAACCAGTGAGGACGCGCATTCTTGTGCATCCCCTTGCTGTATTTGAGGTTCCGGTCTGTCAACGCCTTGCGCGTGCCCTTGGGTGCAAACGTACTGCCGGTTGCCGGGTCAATCATCACCTTGCCGTAATACTGGAATCGTGCATAGGGAGAGGCGTACACGATGGTATTCCCCTGCCGGTGCACATTCATTGCCAGTGCTCCGGTTCGCGCGGGAACAAACTGATCAGTGTCCTTGATGATTTCCTCACAAAGCCACTTGTTAGCCTTTACGACGCGCTTTTCCAGTACGTTTTTTGGCACTTTCAGATTCAGAGAATAGCGAATCATCGTCCGCCCACCTCCAAATGCTGCAACAGACCGTAGTCATAGCGTGAAATGCTTGTCACCCGGTATGTCTCGTGCTTCTCACGGCATTTCTGGTAGCTGCCCTCATCCGGCACATCACCACGGGCGAAATAGTCCTTTTCAGGCGATAGCGTAAGTTCGCACGGCAGAGGGATATGCAGCGTGACGGAATCCGCGCTGTTAAGTGCGGTTTTCGTTGCCGCTGTGCCTCTGGTGCTTTCCAGCAACACGCCTGTAAGCACGGTTCGGCCGGACGGCTGAAAGATCGTCACAGTGTGCGGTAATTTCATGCTGTCACCTTTGCCCTTTCAAACTGTGTCGGCAATTCTGCCGCTTCGGAAAATGCCTTGTATTCGCGCCGTAACGCTTGCAGACGTATCTTTGCATTGTTGGCTTGCTCGGTATCACCGGCAGCTTCAAACGCCATCCTACGCCGTGTCTGCTTCCTCATAGCTGTTTCCAACTTGCGCTGCATCTGCGTCGCTTCGTAGGCGGTGTAAGTCTTGCCCTGATACTCAAACGGCGGCGGGTCGATGTTCTTTAGTTCATCGTCCGTATAGACGCGCTCAGAAACGCCCTCCAAAAACGGATGCCGGTGGTGTCTACAGTTAGCGCCCTCCAAGCCGTCAACCTGTCCCAATCCGCAAACCTTGTAGATATTCGGGTACTTGCTGCCGTCTTTCGTGGCGTATACCTTGCCTTGCCAGCGCTTATGATTTGACCAAACGTGCGGTTTGTCCTTATCGCGTGCTCCACGATGGGCGGTCACTTCGTATAAGTCGGTTTCCAACACCTCCGCCGCTTCTTCGGCATACTTGGATGTAACCTGATTCAGACCGGTTACAATAGCACGCCGCGCCGCAACGTCAGCATGGTTCATCCAACCAGACGCATAATCAACGGTGCGAATACCGCTGTCAGCCAGTTCCCGTACAGCATCTTCAAGCGCCTGTTGCACCGTAAAGCCGCCGGAGTACACCTTCATTTCCGCCTTATCAAGCACAGCCTGATAGGCTTTTGCGATAGGGCGGAACACGATTTCGCCGTTCGTCTGCACAGCAAAACCCAAAGAACGGGTAATGTTGCGGTACTCATCGAGCATTTGCTTGCGAATCAGTTCAATTTCTCGTGCCGTCACGATTTCAAGTGGCATTGTAATACCTGCCTTGTCGGACAGCTCGCCGTAATACTCACGGTTCAGCTTTACCGCACGGTCAAGCGCGCCCTGCACTTCCTCCGTGCTGGTCTTGGTATGATTTGCGATACGCCGTTCGATGGTATCCATATCCAGACCGTATGCTTTCAGCGTGCGTATGTCGTTGATCGTTACCTCGTTCAGTTCGCCGGTCAACTTGAAGCGGGAGCAAATCTCACGCAATAGGTCATCTTCCATTGCAAGGATTGCTTTCACAAGCGGTTTAGGCGCGTTTTCAAGGTATTCCGGAGTAATAGGATACTTCATCAGCCGATACCGCCATAGAGTAAGCCAGTACCGCACAAATACTGTGCGATAAGTCGTTTTTGCCGATCTTCAATGCTCTGCACCTGTGCAGCAATAGCAGAGTTAGCACCGTAACTGCGAGACCACGAGCCGACACTCTCAGAGGATACCGCGCCGCCGTCCGTAGAAAAGACGGCGGATTCTGCGGTTTCCTGATTGTGCATGACTTCTGCCAGCGCACAGTTAAGGCGTTTTACTCGGTGCATTACAGTGTCGCTCAGAACGCCGTCAGAGCGTCCGAGCGTTGCGCAAGAGATAATATCCGCCGCTCTCCCTGCTACGCGGTCGTAATCCTTCTCATCAATCAGATTACCCTTATAACAGGTGCGGTAAAAGTCATAGTTTGCGTACACGGCGGATTGCTCCTTTCTTTACGACGGCAGGGTTACAGTTGCAATGTACAGGCCGTTCGGGTCGGGCAGAACCGGGATAAACATACCGGATGCCTTAGTCCAGATTGCAACCGGGTCAGGGGTCTGCCACTGGGTCATGGTGATGTACTGGTTCTGCGATGCAGCAGTAAATGCGCCCTGTGCTTCCTCTTCCGGAGTTACACCCCACAGACCGGCGCCGAACGAACCGTTTGCCATGGTTGCGAGGAACGCAATCTTGTTCTTCGGGAAGTAGCGCTGAGTGGTCAGCGTTCCGTCTGCCTTTTCGTAGTTGTAAACCTGATCGTTTACAGTGATGCGCTCGATGCCGAACAGGCGGGAGAACAGGCTCGTAATTTCGTCCTGAGTTGCCAGACGACCAGCGAAAGCAGAGCCGAAAAGCGCGTTCTGGATAACAGCGCTCTTAGCAAGCAGGCTGAGAACAGCAGAGCTGGTGACGATCTCACGCAGTACACGGCCGGTTGCAATAGCAGCGTCGCGCACGCCCTGAATATCGTCGAGGATGGTCTTTGCCTTTGCCTCGGTAGACCAATCGAAAGCCTTGTTCGTGTGGTCGGTCGGAACACCGAAGTCGATAGTGGTATTGACGTGGTTCTCGTTGATGGTCATCTTGCCGGTTGCAAGAAGCTCCTGCTTTGCAACCTCGGTACGGGTCTTTACACCCTCGGCCAGACGCGCCATATCGTCAAAGATATAGTCGAGAATCTCGTTGTTGGTGCTTACGCCGTGGTTGCGGAGCAGGCGGACACGCTCAGAAAGGTTGATCTTGCGCTTGATGAGCAGCTTCTCAACGGTTACGATGCTTGCAGTCGGGCGGGAGCCGATCTGTGCCTCTGCGTCGAGCGCGTGCACGGTTGCCATGGTCGGCAGGTATGCACTGTCAGACATAGCGAGATACTTTGCGGTGATGTTCTGCGTCTTCTGGTCAGGGAACAGGCGGTCGCCGGACAGCTCCGGGCGTGCAATGTTGAAATTCTGACCGAAGTCCAGCAGTTCAGCTTCTTTCAGCAGTTCTACAAATTCCATAGGTTATTACTCCTTTACGCTCTGGTGGTTTCCGGCGCGTTAACAAAAACAACGCCGCTCTTTTCGAGGGTGGACTTTGCGCCAGTCTTGGAGCTATCGTCCGCGCTCGGCTGTGCGGGCAGGCGGTTTGCATATACACGGCCAGCAACAATAACAGCAGCTACACGGTCGCCGTTGGTTACGTCCACATCCTCAAACACAATGCCCTCTGCGGTGTTGTCGTTCAGCGGGAAGATAGTGCCCTGCTTAACAACCTTTCGATTGCCATCAGCAGTGCCGAGGGTTGCGGGAATGAGACGGGTCTTGGTAATCAGACCAACTTCGCTTGCGAGGATAGACGGCTTGCGTGCACCGTCAACTTTGTTTACATAAGTGCCCATAGGTTATTTACTCCTTTCCCTTGGGTGCGAACTGTGCGGAATACCGCTGCGCAGCCAGACCGGCAGCACTTACCGTATGCGGTGCGGGATTCTGAATCGGATTTGCAAACGTCGGAGCGGGTTTTTCGCTCTGAAATGCCGCCGGGTCGGATTCCTGCTGCTTCTTGCAGTAATCGTCAAAGCCGGTCAGCGTGCCGTCCTTCATTTCCAGCTTGTTTGCGGTCAGGTCAGCGATAAATGCCTTTTCTGCCGCCTTGGAGGTAAACTTAATACCCTTTGCGGCGATACCGGCGCGTACTGCGTCCGCATAATCGCGTGCATCAAGTTTGCTCTGGAATTCTGCGGTGTCGGTGTCGTACTTCTTCTGCAGGGTGTCGAGCTTGGTCTTCAAGTCGTCCGCGTCGCCCGCATTCTTCTTCAAGTCCTCAATGTCCTTGTCGCGCTGGGTGAGCTGGTCGCGCAGGTCGGTAACGTCTTTCTTGGCTTCTGCCGCCTGTGACTTGTATTTCTCAACGTCCTTGCCGTTCAGTGCAAAAACCTTATCTGCCTGTTCGTCAGTCAGACCGATTTCTAACAGTTCTTCTTTCTTCATGTGTGTACTCCTTTCAGATTAGGCGTTTTAGGTGGTCGCCGTCACCGATCTGCCTGCACTTTTAGGCTTGCAGGATAGCCAATTTCCGTAGTTTAATGCCGTTGCGGGCATGAAAAAAGCGCCTTGTGGCGCTGGATTCACTTTATCAAAGCGGGTTATGCGATTATCAAAGTCGATTTGCTAACAGTTTGATTATTCCTCTCCCTCTGTTAACTTTTCAGCGTTCGGCATCATTGCCCGAGCTTCTTCCTCGGTTACGCCGTACTTCTTTGCAATGTACAGCTCGCCTCGAATAAGACCGGCAGAAACGTCATTGCGCATATCCGCAAGTTCTTTCTGCTTGCTCTCGGTGTCCTGCACAACGCCGTCTCCCCAATCGCACTGCAAGTCCCAATCACCAGCAGGCGCAAGACCGTAAAGCGTGGCGTAAACGTCCATGCCATACAGCAGGCCGTTCAGAGCGTGTTCAAGTGCCGCCTGCGTATCCCTCACGGTGACGTACATTGTCTGCTTACTGGATACGATCTCGGTTGCAGTTGCATTTACCGTCTGAGGGTCGGACAGCGTTCCGAAAGACAAGCCGCAGTTCAGCTCGATCATCTTCAAGGTATCTTGGAATCCCTTGTATAGCGCATCGTTGCGGAATTCCGGCGAAAACGCCTGATAGAAGTCTACGTTTTCAAACGGCATCCGGCGGAACAGACGGTCACGGAGCAGCGGGTTCGTGTGCGATAGTCCGTGCTCATCTACAACGCGCTGCGGAATCGCAGAATCACTCATCAGGATACGGCGTTCGCCGCTTTCATATTCCCACATGAGCCGTTCCCACTGTTGGTCAGCCTGCCGGATGAGGTCAACTGCTGCGCCGCTGTAAAGTGACACACCAAGCGGACTTTCTGGTTCGATGTTGTTTGCAATCGGCACTTTGAAAAAACCGAAAAGCGGACGTTCTACATTCTGAATCGTCGTTTCCGGTGCAATCTGTGCCCAGTCCTCTACAGTATTCAGCGGTACTTCCGAGCCGATACTACCGTTCTTGTCGGAGTTGTACGCCTTGTTCTTGATGGTGTACACGCCGCTTTTCAGTTCGTGGTACTCCAATTTGGTATAATATCGGTTCTTTTCTCGCTTGGTATCCGCGAACACTGCCGCTGTGATTTCGCCGTTGCTGTCAACACTGACCGGGTACGCGCTGCCGACTGTGTTAAAGTCCACAAGCACACGGTTCTCTGAGACAAACGGCTTGTAGAAGAAACCGCCGACCGAGAGACCCTTTTCAACGTCAATTCGCATGTGTGGAATCATACCGCGCAGGCTTTCGTTTAGGAATTCTGCTCGTGCGCCGCCATCAACAGTGATGGTGCTTTCAATGGTGGTTGGGCGTGCTACTGCTCGGCAGATAGCCGACGGCAGGCCGCAAGACGTAACATTCCGGTTGCCGTGCTGACCGAGCCACTCGGCATCGTCCATATACATCCGTCGCCACAGGTCAATGTTTGACTGCATCGTGGAATCATAGACCGCCGTTGCCCCTGTCAGTTCTTCAATTTTGTTTGCCGGAATCATTGCTTGCCTCACCGCCTTTATTAACTGCTTCAACCGTTCAAACATTCACAAGCCCCCTTGCTCTAACCTCTCGGCGCACTATCGTCTGGAAGTAATAGCGTGATGCGTCCATATCATGGTCGAACTCCTTGATAACCGCATCTTCGGGGGATTTATCGTCCCACATATACATGCCGAATTCGTCGATTGCTCCGGTACAGCTTGCATTGTACTGTGCATAACCAGCAGCAAGCAGCGTTCCCATCAGGCGGATACCGTCAAGCACGCTGTTGTCTGCGTCACGCACACGGAATTTACCGTGTCTGCGGATTGTTTCCTTGAACGATGCAGCCGAGGGGTCAATAATGATCGCCTCGATATACTGACCACCGACGAACGTTTCAAGATCGGCGTAGTATTCCTCATCTGTTTTCTGTTTCTTCTCCTTGCGGCTGTCGTGCCGATACGCACGCACGCAAGTTGATTTGCAGGTCATTTCATCAAACCGCCAAAGCTGGAACACGGTCGGGTTAATCGTGCCGTAGTCGCAGGACACAAACCAGCGATTGCCGGAACCTTCACCATCCGTAACGTGCAGTTCGGTCGAGAACATAGGATAAACCAGACCCTCTGCAACACGTCGCATACCGAGGATATCACGCTGATACCAGATGCTCTTGCGGTCGTATGTCGCAAGGATTTCTTTCAAGCGTTCATCCGAAACAGAAAGGTTATCTGCAATGGTGAAATGTCCGTAGTTAAAACCGTAGTTTGGGTTCTCCCGCTGTTTCTCCATATGGAAGTTGAGCACGTCCGTGTAGTACGGGTGGTTCTCGCCCTTCGGGTTAAGATCGTGATAAATACCGCGGTCGCCGCTCGTCATGGTACGGTCAAATACTTCCTGCACAAACTTAGGGTGGCACTCGTTTGCCTCGGTGATATACGCAAGGCCGTAAGTGTTGCCCTTGATGTTCTTCTCGTCGCCGTCTTTACGACCACCGGATACAAGCACGATCTTCTCAGCGCCGTTCCGCGTTTTGACGTAGATGCAGTCTCGGTTCTGGTACTTACCTACCCGGCAATTCTGCTTGCCGAAATAGTTAATCATGCCGTAACCGTCGCAGTCGATGATATTAAGCATTGCCGACGCAGTAGAAACGCCTGCAATGAGGTGAAATCTGTTCGGGTGCTTTTCCAATCGAGCGCAGAACGCCGTTGTTTGCAATACGTTCTTACCGCCACGCTTGCCGCCCTCGGCCACGTTGAACCAGCTATGAAGGGATTTATAGAAATAATCCACTTGTTTTTTCGTGAACGGTGCGGGGATATTATCCATCTTCAAAATCCTTTATGTCTCTGTCCGGTGCAGGCTTCATCAGCATATCAACGAGCGGCTGCACGCCGTTGTCGTTATCGCTTTCCATCGGTGCAGGTGTATCGCTCTGCCCGAGGTACTGCCTACCTAACCAGATCAGCATTTGTATATTTCCACCTTTAGCCGCCTGTACCTGCCAGTGTCTCAAACGCAAGCGCATCTGTGACACGCCGCGTACATAAGCCGCCCTTACATCCTTGCGATTCAGAAAGTTTCCTCTCGCAAAGTCCAGAGCATCCGCAATGTCCGCTTGGGTGTTGCCCTCTGCGGCAAGTTCTTCGACGGCTTCAAGATCAATTACTTTCTTCGGTCTGCCTCTCGGCATTTCCTAACCTCCTTTCACCCAATAGAAAAGCACCGGGAAAGTCTCGGTGCTTTGTCTGTTGAGTTGTGTTTACTTAGGTCGAGGACGAGCGAGCGCCACGAGCGCCAGCCGCACGACGGCCAACCGCTACGCTACGACGGCGCACACCGCCAGAACGACCACGGTTTGCAAGTCTGCCACTACCATAACCACTACCCATGCTTCACACCTCCTTTCAAATATACAAAAAGGACTATCTTTCGCAGATAATCCTTTCCGTTATATTTATTCACCAATGATTTTGCTCAAATATTCCTTTGAGCCTTTGCCGATTCGCGCAAACTTCATATCTTCGGTTTTAATCGGACGCTTGACCGCCCGCGCGAATTCCTTACCTTCGATATACTTTAGATCGGTATCGAATTCGAGGGATGCGAGAAATTCCTCTTTCTGCGCTCGGCTGGTAAAGCAGATACAACACCAATATTCAGTATCGCACATATCGCGGAATCGCTTGTTCTCAGCGCCCATGCGCTCACGGAAACTCTTTTCTACGTCTCCCAGTTCATCGAGGCACTCGCTTTCGAGCTGCTCTAATTCAATGTGATCGTCTTTTGTTTCCTTAACTTCGTCGTCGTTCCAATATCCCATTACAGTTCGCCCCTCCTGAATAACTCCAACTCTGCCAACGGGAACCATGTGATAATCTTCTCGTAGTCCCGCGGGAAATTCTCCTTGATCGGCTTCAAAAACCGATAATCAATACCATCGAACGTTCTACCGAACAGCTTGTAGTCTACCGGCAGCCGAACACCGCTTGCATCAAATTCGCGCAGCAGGTCGGCTTTTACCCAATCGAACACCGGATAGAACCGCTTTGCATTGTGGTTGATCGCTCCATGTGTTTTCATGGCGATACGCCGCATAGGGCTATCTGCCATTCTAACGCCAGTCGCAGTGTATACGCATTCCGGCAGGCGCTTGCATTCGCGGATGATCTCGCCAATTTCGGCATCGTCATATTCTTCGCCCGGCAAGTCCAGCGCCTCGATCTTGGTTACATGCTCCGGCGATTGGAAGACCAGATTTCGCAGCAGCCGGTACAGTGATCTGTGCGGCAGTCTGTAAATGTGAGTGCCGAAAAAATCCTCATAGTATGCGAGGCTGTTTTCGACGAATTCCAGACCCGGCACAGTGTAACAATAATACGGGATTACATGCTTGAAATACTTCCTCAACTGCAACCACGCTGCAATGCTGTCCTTACCTGTGGAAAATGCTAAGATCGCGGTATCGCATTCCTCTGCCATAGTACGGCAAAGGCTTTCGCCGCTGCTTGCATCTACTCTATCATACACTACGCTTTGTCCTCCTCTTTGTCTCGCTCCATCTGGCAATCAATCGCACGGGCGATAAAGCCATTCACGCTTTCTCTCCGGCCTTCCACATGGGATTTGATTTCTTCTTTCTTTCCTTTCGGCAGGGTCAAATTAACTCGGTCGTAAGCCTTGTTGATGTACTTATTGGTTGCTTTCTGCTGTGCCTTGCTGGATGGCATATAACAGCACCTCCTAACGATAGCTATTATACGCCTTATATATATTTGTGTAAATATACACAATCCACAAATATACTTGCGCAAATATAGTTATTTTGTCTATTGCTATACTTGCGCAAATATATTATACTATAGTCACAGTAAAGGGAAACACCAAACACCGAAAGGAAGTAATCAATATGTTAACTAACCGAGAAACCAACGCAGCAATCAAGCGCGAACTGAAAGCCGCAGGCTACAACACCAAGTCCTTCAAGGTATCCGTTAAGGATTGCGGATACAGCACCAGCGCACATGTTACGATCAAAGATCCGGCTGTTAAGCGCAGTGACGTTGAGAAGCTGCTCATGCACTGGGACGAGATCGACCGCGACGAGCGCACCGGTGAAATCCTCGCAGGCGGCAACTTTTATATGTTTGTCGATTATGAGTACGGCCTCTTTGATGAGGTATCCGCCAAGTACATCGACGAGGCGGAAAAGGTGCTCAGAAGTTCCGAGGACATCGTAACGGTTCGTCCTGGTCTCCTGTACTATGACTACCGCCTGCACGAAAACAAAAGCCGCTGCACCGCCATTGGCGGAGCGAAAGAACTTGCTAAGTACATTTACCTGTATCAGCAGTTCGGCACGATCGGCGCTTAAACGGTTCTCGCGGGTTCACCCTTAAAGCCCGCATCCATAAATTTTAATCAGGAGGCTACACACCATGAACACCATCAAGCACACCGAGTACAAACACAACGGCCGCCGCGTTATCCTCGACACCTGCGAACTCGCGCCGGGCAAATACGAGACTATGCTCCTGTACCCCAACGGCCACGAGATCGACTGCCGCACGGCACGCACCGAGGCGGACGCAATCGCAGACTTTGACGAGCTGCTGACCGCCTACCCGGCAGACACCAAGCCCGCAGCGCCCAAGCCGCTTACCGGCAAGTACGCCAAGCTCCGCGACGATCTGCGCAAGGTGTACGAGATCGGCAAAGCCGCAGCCGCACAAGTTGAGGACGGCGGCACCTGCAATTTAGATGCGCCCTCGCTCCTGCTCCCGCGCTGGCAGTCCGCCAAGATTGAGCAGGCTTGCAATGAGGCCGGATGCGGCTGCTTTGAGTGGAAGTGCTTTAACCGGCGTTGGGTTATCTGCTTCCACATTCCCGGTCAGGCATACAAGCGCGAGACCGCTGCCGAGGTAATGACCAAGGCGCTTGCTGATATGGGCTATGATGCCCTTACCTACTGCGCTATTGACTAACCATCTTAACCACACCCGCCCCGGAGGTCACGAGGGCAGAAAGGACTTACCATGGTACGCATCACAAAAGCAGAATACGACCGCATCGGCAGCGACTACAAATCCACCTATCAGGATTACCAAGGTAATCACCCAGAATGGGTTGGACGCCGTTGTGCATTTCTTCCCGGATACGGTACTATCTTATTCATTGAGGGTGTCAGCTTCGAAATTGTTTAATCTCCCGCCCGGCTCACGCACCCGCGGCGGAAGATATAAAAAACGCTTGTCACCGCACCGAATCAGCGGTACAATATACATAACAGGAGGTAACAACAATGACCCTTACCAAAGAGCAGCGCGACCGTATCGCCGCAGTCGCGGAAGAATATGATTTTGATTACGCATGCATCGCAGTCCGCAAGCAGGAAGAGCCCTTCGCGCTCGGTGAGATCGACCACGTTTCCCACATCTGGGACAACGGCGAGGACACCGGCGAGGAACTCAACGGATTATGCGGTATCAAGGTAAACGCGCTGGATGATTCCGCGCGCTATAACGGTGACTATTTCGGTCGCCACATCGCCGTTATCGCGGGTAACTCTTACGAGTACGGCGAGGACGCAGGTGAGGTTATTATTTCCGATCCTGTTGTTATCTCCATCATCGCATAGGGAGGCAATGCCATGCCAACAAGAGCACCCAGAAAATGCATCTCCTGCGGTGGGGTTTTCCTGCCGCAGTACGATGATCAGGTAAAGTGCCCGGATTGCGCCGCAAAAAGCATTAAGTCCACCATGCGCCCGCGCACCTGCCGCCAGTGCGGCAAGGTGTTTGATGGTGGTCCGCGTGCGTGGTACTGCCCGGACTGCCGCGCCGAGCGCCAGCGCGAAGCAAACCGCCGTCAACGCGAGAAAGGCACCGTGCGCCCTCTTGGCTCCACCGACTTGTGCGAGGTATGCGGCAAGCCGTATATCGTCAAGTCAGCACGCCAGCGCTATTGTCCGGACTGCGCCGCCGAGGCGGTCAAAGCCGCCGATAACGCCCAGGGCCGCGCCTATATGGAGGACTACCGCAAGGAGCGCATCCGCCACACCGACCGATTTTGTAAGGTCTGCGGCGCTGAAATTCCGCCAGACAGCCCGGAAAAGTATTACTGTTCCGATGCCTGCCGCCAGAAAGCCAAACAGGAGAGCCAGCGCAAGACGGACAGCAAGCGCGGTATAACCGCCGCCCCGCCGAAGTTCGTTCCCTTTCCCAAGATCGTGGAAGCACATGCTGTCGGCTATGTTCTCCCGCCGCTGTTGCAAGCCGACGGACCATTTGAGATCGTAGAGCGCTATCGCAATGAGGACGGAGAAACCCGTTTCCGCGCACGCTGCAAAAAGTGTGGCCGCGTGATTGACCGCTCTCAAGTGTACTTTTACTCGTCCGAGGTAAAATCATGCGGTTGCGAAAGAAACCTGCACATAGGCGCAGGTAAAGCCATTTCGGCGGCGCACGCCAAAATACCGCACATCTGCATGATGTGCGGAGAGCATTTCACCGGCGGCGCGCGGTCTAAATACTGTCCTGCTTGCCGTAAAAAGCATGTAGCCGAGTTGAGCAGAGACTACTTCCGCCGTAAAGCCGGCTGGACCGAAGAAGAAATCCGTCTCGGCCACAGAATTAAATAGCATGACAAACCCCGCTCACCAAAGCCATAAGGTGAGCGGGGTTTCCCATTATACGACTGTTTCGGTTCCGCAGGACTTGCACCTGCTTTCAGCAACTATGCAAACCGGTATACCTCCACAGGGAGGTATGAACGCTTTCGTTGCGCCTGAACGCCGGGCTTTTACCGGTGATCTCTCAGCTGTCCAGAACGGTTGTATGAAATCCAGAGAGGTAATAACCTCACTTTCGCAAGTTTACTTGTGTTCCCGTCCTGATGATTAGGTATGCTTACAAGAGATAAGCAGCTGGTGCTCTTTCGCGGCGTGTACTTAGCCGCCCGAAAGCGCCGTATCGGCTTTGTAACTTTGTACCGGTGGTTTTGCTTCTCGGCTCACTAAGTCCGTGTGAGTGCTTATCCGGTCAGCACTCTCCCTCTCATTATGGGCTGTTCGGCGTTGCTCTCCGTCGTGTCGCAGTTGCTATCGGTCTGTAATCCGGCTGATTCCCTTATTAGGTTACAGCGGGGAGCGACCCCGGTTGCGGCGTGCCTGCAAGCACCCGCGAAACTCTGCCGAACTGTTGCAGCAGTCCAGCATTGTTCGGAAACAGTGCTCGTCTTTCCGAGCTGTCCGAATATCATCGTCCTCGTTGGAGGCGTTTTGCTCCCTCTGCCTCATGCAGCTTCGGGAACAGATTGCCTTGCACGTTGTCCACCATGCAAGGCTTGCCAAAATTCCGCCACGTTGCCCTTGGCTAAAAAGATTTCATACGTTACCCGTCCGGCCTCACGCAGCCATCCGGGCATGTTTGCGGTGACTGTTGCCCGCAGACACCGCAACACATTCTCAATTTTAGCGTATATGTTATTACTCCGTCACCCTCATGCAGGCTTTGGAGCATATCGGCGTGCCGCGCAAAAGACACGCCGAAAGAATAGAAAGGATAATCAATGCCTTCGTTCCGCGAAAGGCGTTTTGCTCCTCTGCCCTCATGCAGACTTTGGAGCAGGTCAGCGGCAGGTCTCCCCACCGCTTTAAGTAGGTATTTGGGGTTAAACAGAAAGGCTTGTCACCCGTCAGCCCTCACGCAGGCTTCCGGGCGTGTGCCCGCCTTTCGGCGGGCTGAAAGCGGAGGAACGAAACTCCGTGATTCTGCTCTTACGAGCTTTTATCACAATACTATTATAACACCAGTTTTTGTGGTATAGTGTGGTAAGTTTTCCACAGATTCATGCACAATCTGTTAATAACTTCTCCACTTCCCGCAGGGCGCGAACGTGCATCCGTCCGCGCACATGATCCTCGTTGTAGTGTATCTTTTCGGCGGTCTCTCTCCACGTTCTACCGTTCACGTAATGTTCGATCAGCAGCGCCCGCAGCGCCGCATCCTGTACCTTAGCCGTTGTGCTGATAATCTCGGCCTTAATCAGTGCAAGCCGTTCCTGCTCTCGCTGTATCTTCTCGGACAGGGCAAGATACGCATCCGCCTTGTTTGCGGTCACGTCACCGCCGCCGCCCGGCGTGTCCTTGATCGTCGCTGTTGCGCTTGTCGCCCGCGTCCACGCCCTTACTCGTGCTTCTTCCAGTGCAGAGATTGATTTTTCCAGATCAATCCCTCGTCTGAGCCATTCTTTAGTCGTCGTGTGCCACTACCTCCTCCACACCATGCTGTGTATATCGCCTGCGGCGGCTGATTCTCGCCGCCTTGCGGACGCAACCCACACCCGGTTCACATCCGCGCGATTTCCCCGTGTCGATCAAATAATGACACGCCCATAGCTTAGACCCTTGGCTTGTACCCAGTACCCGCCAGTATGCGCACCCAGCGCATTCGCTTTTCTTTTTCATGCTAATGCTATTCCATTCTCCCGCAGTTCTTCAATCAGATCGTCGATTTTAACGTATTTTCGGGCGATGCTGTCTGCGAGGTAGTTTGTTTCGTCCCATATCCGCCGTAATCGGTCATAGTCGTACCCTTCTTTATCCCGTAGAACGCTAAACATAATTGCCCATGTAGACGCAACCGCCGTGTTCGTTGCGTCTCGTTTGGCTTTTTCTATGTCACCCTGCGTCGCCGGTATTCGGTATGGGTTGACTTTCTTTTTCTTCGACATTCCCGTACCTCCAATTTTCATACCGCCGTATCTCGTCCAGATACTGCCGCATCTCCGTGCTGTATCGCTTCACTCGTCCATCCGCTCCAACATATCAAGGTACTTTCTCGCCATCGCCGCCACCTGTATAGCCTCGCAAGCCGCAGCTTCGGCGTACTGCCCAACCAGTGCCACCTGCAGCGACGTTGGGATACCGTCACGGATTCGGTGCCAGAGCTGCTCCATCGCCATCTCGATACTGGCGCATTCTTCTTGCAGTTCCTCGGCTTCCTCCTGCATTACCGCCCAACCCTCGTGCTCCGAGTGGAACTGTGGGAATCGCTCATTTGCAGCTTCCAGCTCCTTTTCCACGAGTTTTTCAACATCTTCACTCACTGCGTTCATCGTTTTCCTCCTGCGTAAACGCCGCTCCGCAATTTGCGCAGAATCGCGGCTGTCGATACCTTTCGTTCATCGTCATCATCGTATCCGCACTGCAAGATATACACTTGTAAACCTCGGTGTACCATTCCTCCACGCCCATCTTGATGTACTTAGCCGTCATGCAAATCCTCCTAACGCTGCTCTAAGCAGCATAATCGCCAGTGCTGCTAACGTGCAGCCTGTAAATACCAACAACATTCCGATCAATACGCGGAACGCAATTTCTTCAAAATCCACCGTATCACCTCAAACACAAATCATCGGCGGGTGCGGAATCTCCGTATCTACCGGTCTCCACAGGTGCAGGCAGTACGGATGGTTATTGATGTACTCCGACTTAGGCGGGTGGAATTGCATAACGCGCTCGTCCTCGCCGAAAAACATATCCTTAATAGCGCACATCTCGTCCCACGTCGGGCAGCACTTGCGCTGTGCAGAGCCGGGCGAAACGCTGACGTGCTCCCATCCCATGCCGTTGCTTGCGATCACTCGGAACGACTTGCCGCCAACATACACCTTAAAAACACCGTTCCCGCTGTCGCCGGTGCAGCCATATAACTCACGTTCCCTGTCTTTCAGCCGAAACTTGTCCAGCTTGTGCAGGTCAATCATTCTGTACACCTCCATAATGTTCTACAATATACTGGTTCGCCGTGGTTTCCGGCGCGGTTTTCCATGCAATCAAGCCGATCACGTTCGTGAGCAACATCACACCGACAAAAATCAATCCGCAGGCAGTGTATAAACCAAACACCGGTACCCCTTCGCTGTTGCATATGACACAAGCCAAGAGGATAAAAATTGATAAACCTATCGCCAGTGCGCCCAAAATTACAAGCCATTGAAACTTGACCGATTCCCGCGCAATAACCTCCTGCACCAGCGTTTCCGGTGTAACGCCCATCTGAGCGGCGATTTCAGCGATGGTCAT